CCGTCCTGTACGGTTTTGGCGCGGCCCCCCAGTTGCCTGACGGCACTCCCGTCAGCTACCAGCAGGGTGGCGTGCTCTTCCTCAAGCGCTATGTGTACAACGTGTATGGCTTGGCCTTTGCGTTGACCAAAGTGCTGGTGGAAGACGGCGACCATATCCGTATTGGTCAGGTGTACGCTCGTCACCTCGCCCAGTCGCTGATCGAGACCAAGGAAACGCTGTCGGCCAACGTGCTGAACCGCGCTTTCAACGCCTCGTACCCCGGCGGCGACGGCGTGGCTCTGAACAGCGCTTCGCACCCCATCGTGAACGGCACCGCCAGCAACCTGCTGACCACTGCCGCCAACCTGTCTCAGACCTCTCTTGAGCAGATGTTGATCCAGATCCGTCAGGCTGTGGACAACAACGGCAAGAAGATCCGTCTGGTGCCCCGCCAATTGGTCGTGGCTCCCGGCAACGTCTTCCAAGCCGAAGTGCTGCTGAAGAGCGTGCTGCGTGCTGGCAACGCCAACAACGACATCAACCCCATCAAGTCGATCGGCTTGCTGGACGAGGGTGCCGCTGTTATCTCGCGTCTGACCAGCGCCACTGCATGGTGGGTCCAGACCGACGCACCCGAGGGCATGAAGCTCTTGATGCGCCGTCGTCTTGAGAAGACCATGGAAGGTGACTTCGAAACTGACTCGATGCGCTACAAGGCCACCGAGCGTTACGATGTCGGTTTCACTGACTGGCGTGCGATGTACGGTACTCCCGGCGTCTAAACCTAAGCGGGGGCCTTGGCCCCTGCTCCTACAAGGAGAAAAGACATGGGAAATATCGTAACGAACATTGGCGGCGTACTGTCTGCCGTCACCAACACTGTTGCTTACTCCGACAGCGGCGCGGTGACGATTGGCACGATTCCCGCCAATGCTCAAATCGTTGACATCAACATCGACGTGACCACTGCTTTCAACGCAGGCACCACCAACACTGTCACTGTGGGCAAATCAGGCTCCGCAGCCGCTTTTGTGGCTTCGACCTCAGTTGGCTCCGCAGGCCGCGCAAGTGTCGCCTCTACGGGCGTATACAGCGCATGGGCTGATGTTGGCGCGGCTGAAGTTCCTGTTACTGCTACCTACGGCCAAACCGGCACGGCAGCAAGCGCAGGCGCTATGCGTGTGACTGTGGTGTATCGTTCACCCGCACCGTAAGGAGGCCGATATGGGTCAATTCAAACCTATGGTGAAGATGTACACCACTGAGCCCAGCGTAGAGCTGAAGCTCAAGAAGGGTGGCAAAGTGGCCAAGAAGGCTGACGGCGGCATGATGGGCGCTCCCGCCCCTGCTGGCGCTCTGCCTCCGGCCATGCCTGCCCGTGGTGGCATGCCGGGCGCTGCTGCGCCCATGAAGCCCTCTTTGGCCATGCGCCGTCGAGCCATGAAGGGTATGCCTGCCGCTCCCGGCCCGGCTGCCCCAGTTGGCCCAGCGGCATCCATGATGAAGAAGGGCGGCAAAGCTGAGGGCGGTGAGTCCAAGGCCGAGCACAAAGCCGAGATGAAGGCCATCAAGGGCCTTGGCAAAGAGCTGAAGTCGCATGAGAGCATGCCCGCTTCCAAAGGCCACAAAGGCCTGAAGAAGGGCGGCCGCGCTTATGCAACCGGTGGCGAGATCGACGCGTTTGAGACCAAAACTACCATTGAAGGTAACGCTGGTCCCTACGAGAAGACCAAGATGCACACCGCGACTCCAGATCGCTCCAAGGGCCCCACTGGTGTCGTCAAGGAAGGCAATGGCGGCGGCTACAAGCGCGGCGGAAAGGTCATGAAGAAGGCAACCGGCGGGGCCATCCCGTCTGAGTCTTCTGCTGGCACCTACGCCACGACTGAAGTCCACAGCGGCAAGTACGACAGCGCTTCTGGCACTGGCGGCGTAAAGATGGGCAATGCTGGCGGTTTCAAGACCGGCGGTGTCGCTGAATCCAACGCTGGCGGCTATAAGCGTGGAGGGCGTGCCACAAAAAAAGCCTACGCCACGGGGGGGCTTGTTGACGACGGCCGTCCCGTGGCAATGCCTCAAGGGAACAAGCGCCCCTCTGCGCCTGTGAGCATTAACCAGCTCGCTGGCACATTCAAAAAGGGTGGGCGTGTAACCTCTGCCGAAGGCAAGTTGCAGTCCGATTTCAAGTCTGAAAACGCGACGGCGATGCGCCAAGCAAAGGCCATGAGCAATGAGCCGTACTCAAAGTACAGCAACATGAAGCTCAAGGCTGGAGGCTCAAAGTGCT